AGATCAATACCCTTTTATCAGCTACATCACCTACGGCGGTAATGATTATATAGGAATCATACAGAATTCAGACGAAATCATCACCACTATCTATGACTATGCGGCTCTGCGCACTCTAGCACAAAAGAGTTTGTTTTTAGAGCTAGCAGATCAATGGTGGTGGGAAAGCAATAGGCTAGTGCCTATCAATGTATTTTTAAAGCAGGATTGGGTGGAATTCCGAGTTTGTTTGAAAACATTCAACAGCAAAGATGTAGAGATCAAACACGGACCTTATGTAAGCCTAAAAGAAATATCAAATAAACGTAGTAAAAGGCGTAGTATTACACTGGTTCGCAAAGTAGGTTAAGATTTACCACAACCAGAGTCGCATAAGCTACAGCATGCGCCTTTTTAAAACTATATTCACCCTCAACCTTATCCCACACTGTATCTGCAACTTCCTTCCAAGTTTTGCCAACTAGATGTCGTTTACCTGGACGTATTACTGCTAGAAACATAGCCAAGCGTGGAATAGTATCCACAGGCTCTGGCATTTTAAGCAAGGTATCATAATGATTGTTGATATGAATTAGTTGGGAGCAAATCGCAGGATCATATAGCTTAGTCCAGTCTGGTTCCTGCATGAGTGTAATCAAATGCGCTTCATCTCTGACTTGTTTATACACATGGACGTTTAATAAGTCTAGTTTCATATAGCCACGATCTTCTGCGGCATTATAATCTAAGCTGGCAGATCCTGTGAATGGATCTACGGGTATGTCTGTAGCATAAACACCAGTGTTATGACGAGTCAACTTACCATCTCTGATAATGCTTGCTGGTGTGACGTTTAACAAGCGTAATACCTGTTCACGATCAGCAAAGTCTATGTCAATATCACTTTTAAATTTCATAAGCCTGCTTCCTTAAGGATGGTCTTAACCCATTCTGTGTCCGCTACATAATCTTGAAACTTACGTTGCCAGTATTCTGGATCAATCCAAGGAAGTATTATTCCAATCTGTTCTTCATTTAATCCATCAAGGAAATCAACACCGCTGGCACAGTTATAGACAATCCAAGGACTAACCCTGCCATTAGCGATATGATGGCAAATGCGATTAGCATTACCAAACCTAAAGTAATCACTAAATCCGTTTTTAAACTCTCCCAATTCATCTGCATAATCCTGCATCTCCTTCAGAGCACGTTCAAGCGCATCTTGAACTGCTTCTTTACGCATATATTGTTTTAAATATTCTAGATAGATCTTCTCATGACACCAATGATCAAGTTTTTTGTTTTCTTTGATCACATAGTCTATAAACATACGTGGATTAACAGCACGGATACCTACCATATGGCGACCAAATTTGACGAATGCACGGTAATAAGGACTGGCTACAAAGTCCACATATGACTTCATCTTGGCTGACCCCTGTGTGAGCTCATAAAAACGTAGATATGCTTGTAGACCAAACTGCACTCCAGTTTCTTTTTCCTGCTGCCAGCGACGTTTTTCTTCGCAGAGATGCGCCGCAAGAGTTGATTCCTTGCGGAATTCTTTGGCGCAATATTTACATTTATAGCTCGGCTTTAATTGATTTGTCATCAAATCCGAGGTCTCTTGCCATGTCTGCAATATCTCGTTTATCATTGATTTTCGCTAGTAGTTCTATTTCGTCTGATTTCATCGTAGGATATATCTTGGCCAAGAATTTTTGACTTTTGTTATCTCCCTCTTTCTTTTTTGCTTTCAACCAATAGTGGAACTGATTACCCATCTGTGGACTTACTGTAGTACATGTTAACCATTGTAACTTGGTATGGCGATTGATGTCAAAAAAGTGTTTGTTCACTCGTTCATTGGTGGCCATTAGATAATAGGCCTGCATATCACCACTGCCTGATACATTAGCACCGTATTTCAACATTAGATAAGTTGAAAAGCTCTTGCTCTGCTCATCAGTAAACTTGTCATAGTAAGCACGATCTTTGCGATCGAATGCAGCCATCTCGTTACCGATGTATAATGGATCTGGATTATTCATGCTTTATTATAACACCTATTTCGATATTCTTCAAGCTCAGGAATATAGTCTTTTAATCGAATGTTTCTCGATTGATCTAATTTATCATTAAATTCAAAAAATTCTTTAAGAATTTGCGTGTTAATTTTTGGATTTTCGTAATATGAGATCAATCCATCAATAAAACTTTTTAACAATTGGTCGTTTTTGTAATAATTTAATTTGGTTATTTTGACTAATCTATCTTTTAATGTGTGATCAAAATAATTCAAAGGATTTAGTAAATCATCTTTAAATTCTGCTAAACTGCAATGAACTAATGTATTAGGAAATTCTTCATCTAAAAATTTCAATAATTGATCTAATCTACTTATAGTATAAATCGATACAACAACATTAAACACAACTTTATGTTTATGTTCTGTCAGATAATGTGTATTTTCTATGATAGTATCCCATTCGCTAGGCCATCTGACATAATGATTTATTTTTTCAAATCCGTCAATGCTTACAATAAAGTGTAAATTAGTAAAATGTTTGAACAATTCTTTTAACTTGTCACTGAATTTTACAGCATTGGTATTGATTAGAAATTCAAAATCTACATTATTTTCATCGATACATTTTTGTAAGAATGTATATACGTCTGGCATTGCTGTTGGTTCACCACCTGCTAGATATAATTTTTTTAAGTTATCAAATTTAACAAAATTAAAATTAGTGTGCGTAAACTTTTGATCTGCGTCGTGCAAACCAATTTTAATGTATTCTTTTTCTATTAGATTACTATTTCCAGGGTTACAGGATCTACATTGTAGATTACAGATGTTGCTAGGTCTTACTTCATAATAACTAGGAGTTTGTATATTGATTAAGTCATCTAATGATTTAAGATTTAACCTATTGGCCCACTCAATTGTTTCTTGTTGCCTGGCGCTGAGCATACCTTTATTTTCGTAATTATAACAACTTTGACAATGCTCTGGTATTAATTCACCAGACAACATTTTATTTCTTATTTTTAAATAATGTATATCTGAATTATAATTTTCTAACTTGTCTATGGTCGTGATTGGTTTAGACGATCTACAACAAACAGTTGTAGAACCATTTTGTACTAACAATTCAATGAAGGGGAATATACAAAAACTTTTATTAGTCTGAACTAATGATTCAAAGAATGCGATGTCTTTAGCTTCTTCAGTATTTTGATAAACTACAGGGATAGAAGAATTTTTTGCTACTTGTATTGTAGTATAAAATGCATCAGGATGTGACCAAGTCTCTTTGGGTTGATTTAAAATTATCAGAGTATCAAAATTATCAATCAAATCTAATAATTTACCAAATTCTAAATCATAAACACTTGAATGATAATATCCTGTCGCGATCGGTAAATGTTCAATAATTAATCCATGGCAGACTGTATTATCTACTTTGGCTAATTCTCGCGTTTGTATATCAGTATCTCTGGTATTGTTGCCAAGACACAATATTTTTTTACTAAAACTCAATTATCTACCTTTACGTAGATAGTTTAAGATCTGTGCCACGCTCTGTTGTAAGTCAGCGTATTTGTTTTTAAGTGTTTCTAATTCTTCTGATTGCCTACGCACACGATCTTCTAACTGTGTGAATGCAGCCTGGCCTTCACGTATGGTCTTGTCATGTGACAACAGATTTGGGCGCGGTGGCGCATTTGGATCAACCTCACGTTTCTTTTTCTGTTTGAACATTTTTGGATTAAACATCTTTATATTCCTCTGAGAGCTTATATATAATTATACATTCTTCCACCGCATGTTGTAAAGCCTTATTTCTATTACGGTGTTTATAAATGTCAGTCCACATGCGTTGTTCTACTAATTCTCGAGCTTGCCAGCTTTGCCCTATCATTATGCGTTCTGTAGTTCCTTCTAATCGAGCATAGGTAGTTAGCCCACCGTCTGGGCTTTCATATATGTATGTGCCACCTGGTATCAAATTACCCATTACCAATGCCTGATAATACCTGCAATAATGAAGAGATTAGTTACGATATATAGAGCCACTATCGCTGTTCTTAATAGTGCAACTATGTCTGCTTCTTTATCTGTAATTCCCTCTTTTTGGCCTAGAGCTTTGGCCCAGAGTCTCCACATGCTCAATCCTTTCTTTACCATATTTTTCCGTAATCCACTACTTCGCTTTGTCTGCTTATGTCCTTGACAAAGTAAGCACATAAGGGATGTTCACCATCTGTTATAGGTACTGCCAGCATCTGTCCAGGGCGTAGTTTTGGAAAATACCATTTGACATCTTGATAGATATCCACGATCTCAATTGGGTGGAACTCTGGTTTGAAGCTGTCCAAGGGATTGAAACAGAATACACTGAATCCACGATCGTTAATACTTGTTAATGGTATGACTTCCAAGTCACCAAAGTCTGGTTCACCTATGAGTATCTGCCAATCCACAGGCATCTTAACCAAGTGACTGCCGATACGCAATACCAATGCGGGACTGTTAAACGATTCTAAGAAGATCAGAGGTATAAAGAAATAGTCTGGATTTTTCGGATCGCTGTTGTCTAATATAGCGAAACGCAGATCCTCAACTTCATCTGGAATCTCATTCATCTCATAAGCGGTGTTTTCTAATGTTAGTATATACATAAATTATTGCCAATCGGTCTTTTCAACGACGAATGGGTAGTTAGCCTCCTTGTAAAATTGCTTTCTTTTAGTTAAGTGCCGTTTGGCAAACTTGCAGGTACTTGTTATATCCCAGATCTGGACGAAATCTTTGTCTTCAGCTTTACGAATACCTCGACCAATTGACTGGATAACTCGAACAAAGCTCTTACCAGGCTCAATGAGCACAAGATTAAAAATACGAGGAATATTGATGCCAACAGCGGCAACACCGTAAGTGGCAACAATAACTTTGTCGTCCATTTCTGCAACTTCGTCATATTGTTCTTTTCTATCATCTGCTTTAGTACCTCCTGATACAAATACTGAATCCTTTATGCGTTCTACCAAGGCTTTTCCTGGTGCTAGACGATCAACTAACACTAAAGTATTACCTGTCTTGCGGATCGACTCTACTAGCTTGGCTATATAATCCAATCGGCCTTCTGTTTCTAACAGATATCTCAACTCACTTTGATAATCCTTATATTCTACATGATCAACTAGTTGTAGGACGTTTACATGACAATTAGCTAATACTCCTTGCTCTTGTAATTCACTGGCACTTAAACGGCCAATAACGTCTCCTATTGAGCACTTTAGGCTGATAAATTCGTAATCTTCTTTAGGAATCGTGCCGGTTAATCCCCACCTGATAGGTATATGTGCCATTACACCAGTAAGTAGAGTTTTAAGCGCATCTGCTTTGGCCATGTGTACTTCGTCAACCATAACACAGACAACGTCTTGTAAGAATTCACCAATAGTGACATCTACTTCATGATTGCGTGATCCTTTGAGCAAGATATTTAGGCTCTGCCAAGTGCAGATAGTATGTGTGCGTCCAAATTCTTTACGGTCACCAAAGTAGACCCCAACATCTAATCCCATGTTGATATAGTCAGCTTCTGTTTGTGTGACCAGACTCTTGTTTGGAACGATGACGATAGTGCGTCCATGTGGTTCACAGCTATAACTTAATGCGGCTGTGATTAGGGTTTTACCTGCACCTGTAGCTACTTCTTGTAGGCATTGTGGATTAGCTAGGAACTTGTTGATGATCTCAACTTGATAATCTCTGAGCATGATCGGCTGTCCTGCCATTGGGTGCTTGGCTGGCCAAGTGATGTGACTGAATGTATTTTCATCTACTTGATTAAACTCATATTGAGTTTTATAATCTCTGATATCTTCTACTTCTAAATTATATCCCTGCTTGTCTAGGTAAGCAATAATCTCTGGCAGTAGGTTGATATAAGTGCTACCACCTAGTTGGAAGAAAGCCACTTTACCATCCCACCGCCCTAGACGTACCGCAGGTAGATAACGAGCTCCCGGAATCTCATATTTGAACTTATTTGATAGTTCCTTACGTTCATGTAAGTCTAGTCCCTCTATCTTTACATTCACTTCATCTTTAATTAATAATTTTGCTGTGGCCATATAGTTTATTATAATGTCTTTATTTTAAATTTCCAAATTTTTCTAAACTTATTCTTTTTCCGAAGCATTCAAATCTTCATACCATCGCAACAGGTTGATTAATTGTTCTGTATCGTGTGCCACCTGCGAACGTTTTTCCTCAGACTCTACGTGTGGTAAAGTAAGCTCACAAAGTTGTTCTAAAGAATATTCATCGACTCCGCTAGTGATGATATGGTCTACGAAATTTATTCTTGTGGCTGTTCTGTCAATCATGACATTTACTACTTTATCGATTTCCTCATGATATGTTGAAAATATCAGATGTAGTCTTGGTAATTTTCCAAAGTTCCAAGCAGTATGATTTGATGTAGTGATCAAATGATATAATTTGCCATATTCCATATGATATATTTTATGTCCTTGCACAAAATAAGCCAGTGTATTTGTAAATATAGGAATATGTATCCGCATTGGATCTACATCAGCATGCATAGGATATCCGCCAGTGGGTTTCAGCCAAGACAGTCTGATCCTGGTGATTTTTAATCCCGTTAATTTTTCGATCTCTTTGGTCAATTCAGCCACGTAACTATTTTCCAGATCGGGATGCCAACGGTCATAGGTCAAGGCGTGTTTTTTATTTTTTGGTGCTACGATACTCGCTGGATGATAGGTAAAATCATTTACGGCATTACTTTCTAGCATTTCATAATCAGTAGTCCAATTAGTTTCTCCTTTTGGTAACCGTAATGATACGACACTGAACCCGAATTGATTACGAACAATAAATTCAAATATTTCTTTTCTTAATCGCTCTATGTCAATAGCGAAATCTAGTAATTGGATAGCACTTGTAATTTGATAATTGCAATATTTCTGATGCGCTTTTAAGAAATCTATTTTTTCCATTAGATATTTTTCCTAAGTTTTATATCAGCAAATACATATTTGTATTGCGGATTTATGTAATCTACGTTTGAATCAGCTGTAAGAATATTTAATATTGGACTGTTTGGCATGCGCAGAGTTTTAGATTGAATGTTTTGATTAATCCTAGCCTGCAGATCTATGCTCTCGTTTTCAGTTGTTAATGTGACTATCGACCCTTCAAAAATTCCTAATTCTTTAGCATCATCAATATTAATTTCTACATATGGCGGATCATTTGATCTGACTAATCCATTAAAAGTTTCTTTTTGGCGATATCCGCACATGAGCCTAAATAGAAATTTGTCAGAATGTATTCTCGATTGATTCAATTTCAGCAGTGTTTTGGTATAACCCGGAGTCAAATTTATTTTTTTATCAGTGCGTAGTATCTGAGTATCAATATTTTTTAGTACATGAACTATACTAGTCGAAGCTAATTGATCTATTTGTTCGTGAGTATAGTCGATTAAATTTGACACTGTCGTGTTTGGAGAATATCTTATATTAAATAAAAAGACATACCACCAGGCCATCGCGATGATTGGATCAGCATATTTGGTACCTAGTGTTTTGCGTAGTATATATAAATTATTTCTAATTTGTCCTGCCTTAGTTTTTTCATACAAATCTAGTAAAAACTTATTAGAATCCTTCAAATACTCCTCATAGCGGTTATTATCTTGACTGTTATCAATTATACCCAATCTAATTAATAGTTCTTCATATATTTCTCTACTGTGTTTGGCAAAAGATGGTTTAGCAAGAATAGGCCGACTAAGTTGTACATGTCCATAGTTAAAATTGTCATTGCCAACTAATTCATAGTTTTCAAAAAATGTCGTGATAGGAAGAACATAATCTGCTAATCTAGTAGTTTCTGTATGAAAACTATCTAATGCCACGACTAAATCTATTTTAGCCAACTGTTTTTTAAAAGTGTTTCTGTTAGGTACTCTAACTGCTGGATTAGTTGAATCAATTATTACTGCATTAAATTTATTTTGATCATCAATATATAGATTTTCTGACAATATAGAAAAACTAGTTACTCCACGCAGTTGCATTTGATTAGTTAGTGGACTTTTAGTTTGTGTAAAATGATCGTCATCTGGTAAAAACCCAAATATAGGAATCATTCCACCTTGTTTCTGATAATTACCTGTTATGTGGATCAATAAATTAAGTAAATAAAATACACTATATGGGTATACGCTATGATCTATTCCATTCCCAGGATCAAATGCTAATCCATCACTATTAACAATGATCGAAATCAATTGATCGATTACTGATCGATCAATTCCACAAATCATAAGATAATTGTCAATATCTAATTTAGAAAAATGATCTTGTAAAACGTGATAATTTTCTAGATTTTGATCAACGTAGTTCTGATCTATAAATCCATCATTGATCAAAATAGCTATAAGTGCTGATAAAAACCAAGCATCTGTTCCTGGTTTAATCTTAATATGTATGTCGGCTATCATACTAGTTTCAGTAGTACAGGGGTCGATGACAATTAAATTTCTATTAGGATCATTTTTAATATCATTAAGTAATTTTCTAGCCTTTGCATGTTGATTTGTTACCCATGGATTTTTTCCGATCACTATTAAAGTCTGACAATTTTTTCTATCTGGATCTATTTTTTGACTATAGAACATACTATCAATCACATGTTTGTGCATTCTTTCAGCAGAAAAAATATCTGTGCAATATCTCGCTCCTAATGTAGCCATTAGTTCTTTATTTGTTAATTTTGCTATCTCATTCATTGCAACAGTGGGAGCCATATAGAAAATTCTATCTGCTTTACCTAACATAATAATGTCTTTGAGTTTTTGTGATATTTCATCAAGTGCTTGCTCCCAGGTAATTTCAACAAAATTACCATTTATCTTTTTTAATGGACTGATTATCCTATCCTCAGATGTCTGATGTTCTTTAAGTTTTTGCGCTTTTTCGCAGATATAACCTTGCGATACTGGATCATTAAAATCAGAAGTTATTTTAATAATTTGATCTTGCTTATCCAATGAAACATTTATTCCACAGTCTGCGAGACATAGATAACAAAATGATTTTTTAATGGTCGCCATTAGTTATTTTCTCTTAGTTGTGTGGTACTGTAATAGATAATCTTTTCTGCGCGGCGAGTCCAGTCCATCTTCTTACCACCGTACATCATCTCAAATGTCGTTACCATCAAAGGTACAGGAAAATCCCAACTCGCAGGAATCTTCTGAGCATATACTACTTTAACACCATATGGGTCATAATCGCTAGTCGGAGTCTTGCCATTCCTATCAAAACGTACTATATCACATTCTTCAAACCTTGACAGATCGATATCAATCAGGGTAGGATTGTAGATACAGATAGGATAACGATCTGTTATTTCAGCATAGTCAAATATCATATCTAGATTATTTTCGCTAGGTTCTACATGTATTGTGTGTTTGCCGCCGATATATCTCAGGGCCAAACTAGGAACCTTAACAGCATCATCTATAGTATACCCACATAAGCCAGCATGATCGACTAATTTAATTAAATTATCTAGACCAAACCCGCCTGCGTGTTCATTGATATAATCTATCAGACTGTTGGGCGCATTGGTGATTGTATATCCATCTGAGTGTTGGACTAGTTTGATCTCAAAAGGTTGCTGTTCGCACTCAAGTATTTGATAGAATATTTCACGCACCCTATTATCAACTTCAAAGCCATTAGTGTTACCCCAAGGCACTATCCAATTGATGTTATATTCTGTTATGGCCAGATGCCATACCTTGCTGTCACGATCATAGTAAGCACGTCCTTGGCTAGTTTCACGAAATGACTGCAGGTCTTTGATCAAGACATTATCATAAGGAAACTTAACATGGATATGATCATCAGCTATCCAAATACTCTTAGTACGATCCATCTTACGTGGTGCTATACGGAATACAGGATTCTCAACTGGTGCTACATCTATACCTAGTTTAGCAAACTGACGGCGATACTTTAATATCAATTTAACTGCTAGTTCAGCCTGGCGGTCAGTCAATGCTGTTCCAAAAGCTGTAGCGTTAGCCATGCTGTTGACTATCTGCGTGTCATAGCGTGCCAGGCTGATCTTAGTTATGTTAGGCATGATCAGTGCTGTAACACCTACTTCATAACCAGCTAGGTATTCCAAATAGTCTTCGACGTGCGGATAGGTTAACATACTATTATTATACCTTCAACGTTATTGGATTGCAACCTGAAAAAGAAGCCCAAGGATTAGCTTGGGCTTTGAGGTCACCGCACTAGGAGCTAGACAATAGATAAGTGCGATGAAAACTTGTTACACTAATATATAGCTATCTAATTATACAGATAGCGTAGATTTGATATTAGATCTTTCTTAGGATATAGTTAATCCAAGCTAGACCAAAGTCTATACCGGCGCCAATAAAATTACCTTCTTCTAGTGCGTCGATACCAAAAGCTGTGAATAAACCTATTAAAAACCAAGTGATTTCCACTTTGTTGATATACGACCATGTTCTAATTTTGTCCCACATAATACTACTCCTTAATCAAAAAATTTATCAACGATATCTACTAACATCCAACCCACAGCAAAAGTGCCTAATGCTGATTGGACCGTGGCTGGCAATAGTGCTACGTAAACGATAGCTGCCAATAGGAATATAGATATCTTCTTTAACCATATGGTTGAATACCACATATTTACTCCTTTACTTTGTCATTAATGAATTTTGACCTTGGCTTGCCTTGGACAGGATCATTAGGGAACACGCAGTGGATATACTTATAGTTTGGATACTGCGCCATAGCGTCTGCTACACCTTGATCACAATGACTGTAAATGCCAGGTAATTGCTTAGGTCCACCCTGATCGCTGTAGTTGTCTTGGAACCAAACATATACCACGTATTCTAACATGTTATGCTCCTGCTTTCATACAAGTTGTCTTAGCCAAGGCTTCCCATTTAAGCGGAAAGCTCTTCTTAAGTTGTGCAATCTTGATAGCCATACGTAAACTTACTTCACGTAATCGAGTTTGGTTAGCTGTCATGAAGTCGATGATTAAGTCTTGATCTAACTGATCAAAATCAAAGTCTGCAAACAGTTCACCTGTACGTGCGATCTGCTTAATACGCAAGATTTTATCGTGCATGGTATCAAGTGTTAGGTCTAGATAGTGACAGCGTGATTGGATAGCATCCAAGTGGTCACGTGTCTTTTGCGATTTCATCTGATCAAACTTAAGGTTGGTGATAAAGATCACACCACCCTTGAAATCAAACTGATCGGGAATACCTTCGTTGCGTAGGCTGTGCGAATCTGCTAACCAGGAAATCCTACGTTTCTTTCCTGAATCGAGTGCGCCTTTAAGCAGGTTAAGACATACGTCATCAAGTAAGATGCTGTCACAGTCGTCAAATACCACGACTGAGTTTTCATCACTATACTTGTAAAGTGCCTTATACATACCTAATGCGGATGCCGTACCTTTGATCATTTCTGATTTAACTCTACGGCCCGAGATCTGATCGAACAAGTTAGCACGTTCAAGCTCACCTTCGATACCAAATGATTTACCAACACCCGGGGGGCCTGCTACGATCATAGCACGGATATCTCCGTTCAATACTGCCTTGGTCATGTCATTCAATATGTCAAAACGTTCAGCTATTTCTGTCATACGTTGTTCATCCAGTGCTGGGTCTGTTGCCTCAACAGTGGTTGGTACATCTACTAGTTCATAATCTGTTGGTGTCGCTACAGTAACACGGATCTTATCTTTACCAAAACGACCAGTGCCGTCTACTGTGATATAGCCACCTTTTGAACCCAATTGGAATTGTTTGATGAGTGGAAACACTTCATCCTTTACTTCTTGATTGCGGTATGACCCGCTTTTAATTTTCACGAATCCTTGCATTGTCTTTGCTCCTATAATTGAATTTACTGTATCTGAAGCAGTTGTCTGCTTTCTTATTATTGTAGTATTATAGCACCAAAACCGGCTGTTGTCAACCGGTATTTTGGTGTTGTAAGTTATTGATTCTGTTACTGATAATCAAGCACGCTAGTGCCTAAATTATGCTCATATTCTGCTAGAATCTTTTTAATATTGTCTGCTTGTGTATTACTACTTGCCCACGCTACTACTGGAGCAGATATAAGCATGCCATTATTTAAATAAGTGTATATGTCGCCCGGGCGGCCTTCCTTAAACCCAGCAACACCATCAGTGTTGATCTGATCAATGGTTCTAGGTTGTCCATCTATTACCTTGCGAGTGAATTTAATCTTACCGTCACGAAAGATCATTTTTTGAATTGGAACATTTTTTAATGTTACTGTCATTTCTATTTCTCCTTTATGGTTTAATGATACGTTTGGATCAAGTTTCAATAAGCATTATTGCTACATTGTTTCAATACTATAACACACTTTTTAGGTTCTGTCAACTGAAATTTTGGTGTTGTAAGTCATTGATCTTCAACGCCTAAATACTGCTGGGCCATGTCAATTATGCCAGCTAAACAGGTAGGGCAAAAAGCCACGGGTAATATGCCAATATAACCTACAGTGCCACCTTCATCTTCTGTATAATCGCATGAGCATACAGAACACACGTGGTTTTCTTCTAGGTATTCTTGGTGTTCTAATTCTTGCTGATATGCTTCTGCACTAGTCAATCAAGCCGCCTTCGCTTTCTACTATGGCTTTTTCCAGCTCACGTTTAACCATTTTATAGGCCGCACGTTCCATGCTGTCCAAATCGTCCCAGTTTTCTTCCATGCTGTTTAGGGCTCCGAATAGATTGTTTTGTCCATAAGCTTCACCAGCAAATTGGACTATGCTGTAGGCTTCTTCGATTTCCATATAAACTGGTGTACCCATTATTGTTCTCCAAGTTGGAATTTTTTGAGATATTTTTTAGCTTCTGTTAGATCTTTAACAGGTTCTACCGTATCTAATAACATGACATGCCTTGATAATTGCAGGATCCGTTGGGCACGAAATAGTCGTTCATAACGGCTTTCACCAGGATAGGGTTGGCTCCATTTATAGTTCATTCTGCCGCCTCTACTTTTGATTTAAATTCAGTATCCCACGGCGGTGGTGTAGTATTATCTACAGGGGTGGCTATGATTTCTTCCACCGTCCTACCTGTAGGTTTAGATACTATTTTTGGTTTTTTGATGTAGTCTAGATTATAAGTAAAGGCAAATACTGCTATCCATAATAGGATAACTAGCGTACTTTTACTTGCCCATAATTTATTAAGAATGTCTGCCATAGTACCATGCTCCTTTTATTACTTTATAGGAACATTATACTATCTTTTGGCTGTTTTGTCAACCAATTTGTAAGTCGTTGATTTTATTAGATTAACAGCAATCACTAAAACTATCAATCCAGCGTTTTGTGCAGGCTTTGTCGTTGTCTGCGCAAACAGGTGTTTCTTTTTCTGCTGGTTGTGTAGTTTCTAGTGGCTTGCTAGGAATGCTCTTGACCATAGCTTCTGCGGCTAGATCACTTAGGGTCTGTAACCCTGATACATTATAGTTTGCCATTTTACTTCCTTTCGCCTTTTGGGCAGTTGTTAAAATATAGTGATTTTGTCACTATATCATTATTTAGTTGCTTTGTGTTTTAGCTCGTGTTTATATAGAGTTTTTAGCATCCAACGGTACTTGTGAAAATACTGTTGGGCATTGAGATCAGGTATGCGTTTTTCCCAAGCCATGATTTCTTCTACATAATCATACCATTTATCCTGGACCCAACTGCGGAAATTTTTCATGGTAGCTTAGGTGCCCCTAGGGCATCTAACATGCTGTCCACGCTGGCGTACCAAGTTTCAGTGATATTGATTCCGTAAAATACTAATCCACGGGCAGTGTCACTGAATCCACTTAAGACTATTATGAATATGATGATCCATAATATGGTCCAGGGGTTAGTTTTGTAATTGTAAGAATCGTTAGAGTCAATATCAGAACGTTGATAGTTACGTTGATATCTATACCAACTATCTCTATTTGGATTACCGTGCTGTCCCCAGTTCGTATCGTCGTGTCTATAGCTCATGTAAACATTATACATGAACTATAGACTGTTGTCAATGATTATTTTTCGCGCTTGTAGAACACATGGTTACCAATTTTGGTAGCAACCTTGTGTGGCCAACGTGGATTGACCTTTACTGAATCTTCGTGGAACCACATGACATCTTTGTCAATCTTAGCGACTTTTTGTCCATCTACTAGAACTTTCTTGGCGGCAATGTAACTAGGACTGTTTTTATCGATCACTTTGGTTTTGTTCGTTCTGCTGTCACAATACCAACTGAATTGGCAAATCTTGTCATCACCAACTACTGTAGTTTGTGCTACTACTGCACATAGATCATTTGGAAACAATCCGCTCTTGGAGCGATTAACTGTGACCTGGGCTACTGCCATCTGTCCTGCCATTGGCTCACCGTTGGCTTCGTAAAATACATTTCGAGCCAAGCAGGTCAATTGACGTTCGATAGTCTTGGTCTTTATCTTAGTTGCTTGGGCTACCTTGAACCCAAAAGCTCTATCTTCAGCCGCGTCGGCTATAGATACGTTTAGTGCTAAAACTGTTGTGGACATCATTGTCCAGGTTAGTATTTTTTTGAATCGTGTGAACACGTTCATATTCTTCCCTCCTGTTAGTATTTGTCTTTAGGCAGTTACCTTAAGAATTTACACCAGTCGCGACGTCGCGATCGATGTAGTGTTGACATGGCTTGCTAATGCCATCTCTTAAATGTATTAGGTCGTAATCATTAAATGGTGCTAGATTGACGCCTAGGCTTGATGTGTGTCTGTGACACTGTTCTCTCATTGTGCAATATCTCCCTGCGCAATAGTATCTTGATTCGGTCGTATTCATATCATAATCCTCCGAACGTAGTATTATGTAGTCACGAGAATCATGACTTTTATACGTATATTACTCGGATTGGATTGAGATAATTACTCTAAACTTAAAATTGACGGATTTCTTCGCAGATAATCCATACGGAAATAATTCCAAACGTCGTACAATTCATCGCTGTTGTATCTATTGATCAATACTTTAAGATCGCTGAGATATTTAATATCATTAGCCACTGCTCGATATTTTTCTGGAAGGGTCTGATCGTTATATATGTATGGACATACCTTATAGTCGTAGATATCTAAGAATGTTGGGATCAATCTTTCAATCAAAAATGTAAAATTTGGTAATGACTTATCATGTGCATAGTTGCTGAGACCTTGTCCAAAGACCTGATGTTTAAACTCTTGATCTTTATCAGCCTCTGTAAATAATTGGCGACTGAATCGCATGAATTCCTGCCAGAATTTCTGATTTCCTACCACATAATTAGCAAAAACTGTACGAGTTCTGTCTAATAATGTCGTGCGCACATCTATGTCTTTGTAATCTAGTTTAGCAAAGAAAGTATTACCTATCGCGCTGATACCTGGATGATGTATGTCACCTTGTTCCCAACTGTTGACGAACAGTGCTTCATTGACTATGCAGGGATTAAATAGGTAAACATCGTATCCAGGATTGTTGTTGATGTGAGCAAATGTCTGTTCAGCTGTGAGATTGGTTTTTTCTTTAAACTTCCAACTAACGTACCCCCAATAGTCCAAATTCTCGCTTACGATATTATCATGCTCTCGATTCCATACGTCCCATTCACGCAGTTCCGGACGAGGATTAGCTGTGTTGTTTAAAGGTGTAAACAATGGATCACATTGTTCTTTTAGTTCTGGTTTAAAGTATATTTGAAAGATCTTTATGTTTTGTAACATAACGTTTGACGTCCTCAGTTAAATCTCTACTACGTGGTATGAACTCGTGTTCTAATCTGTAGGTGAGCGTTTCTTTATTTGTGATATGATGGAATCCCCAATTACGCTGTCTATCAATCAGAGGAATTTGTGTTTGTATCTGTAGTTTACGTGCTAATGCTTGATCATCAAATGGACACCATCCATAATAGAATATTACCAATTGGTCCGTAG